CTTTACCACAAAATGGCAAGAGACCTTCTTTCTGAGGTATTTTCTGGATATAGTATATACGAAGAGGTCAAACTTCCGGGTTCCGTTACACCGTCAAAAAAATCTGTTCTATACCTTGACTTCTACATTCCAAATGCTCTAATGGCTGTAGAGGTGCATGGTGAACAGCACTTTAAGTACATCCCATATTTTCATAAGAACAAGCTTGGCTTCGCTATGGCTAAAAAGCGGGATCTAGATAAAAAAGAATGGTGTAGAATCAACGAGATTGAGCTGGTCGAACTTAGATGGGACGACTCGATGGAATATTGGAGAGATAAAATTGAACGCAGCAGATAGACTAAAAAGTTTTTTAGAAGGCATAGATGGATATATCACCGCCAAAGGTATAACCCCAACAAAATTTAATACCGAGTTTGCCCTAGCGGAAACTTTAAGCCTAGACGATCTTGAAAAATTGACGCAAGACGAATGCTTCAATCACGCATACCAACTATATCAGTTTGCAGACCATGTTTCACAAGAAAGAGCGCATTGTGAGAATGTGATACGTTGGTGTGAATCAAGCCTGATGAGTATAATTTCCGAGGGGCTAAACAGCGGTGTGTGGGATCAATACGCCAAGCATGATGTAAAAGTTGCGACCATACTAAGGAGTGACGATATAGCTAGCAAAATTAATGATTGGAAGTTGACAGCAGAAGGTAGACTAGAATCTATAAAAAACAGAGAATACAACATCAGGCGTAAGGCTGATATTCTAATTGAAAAAGGTAAAAGAAGATGAGTGACGATATTGTTCAAAAGCTTTTAGAATCCTTGACCCCAGAACAAAAAGACCAATTGGTGCAAGGGTTGCTAAACAGTAACGTTAAGGGCGATGTACCCCAACTAGATGAAAAGAGTTTTGAAGAAAAACAGACTCCCAAGTCTAGATCTAATGTTAATGAAGACTTTACTGTAGAAAGAGGTAAAGATGTACTTGAAAAAAGGAAAACTGTTGTGAGGGCGAAAAGAAATCAGTGGACCGACAACGGTGAAGATAGGGATATAGACTTTGATCCGCAGAAGTTCGAGCGTATAGGCAGGACTTCTAGGAATAGAGGTAAGGCAAAGAAAAAAACACTTGAGTGTCATGTCTGCGGTAAGACTTTTAGTATGAACGCAGACTTAGTATACGGCGAATATACTAGATGCAATCGTTGCACAGGAAGGTAAAATGGACTCAACGCTTTCCGACCTTGGAGCTGAAAGAGCTGTATTAGCCGGTCTCTTCGCTCACGGTCTTGAATCTTATGTTGAAATAAGCGATTTCATTTCTCATAACAGCTTTGCACATCGTAACAATCAGGTTATATATAAATGTGTAGAGAAAGTTTTGGAGAGTGAAGCAGAGGCTGATATTCCTGCTATACTTTCCGCTGCGGAACAGCTTAATCTTTCAGAGGTCATCAAAACTCAACAAGAGCTTGAGTACATTCGTGACCTGATGGATTATCCTGTCAAGAAACAAAATGTCCTACACTTTGCCGCTCAAGTAAAGAAATTTGAATTCGCACGCAAAGCAAAACACATCGCTAAAAAGATAGACTCGGACATATCTTCTATCGTAGGTGACGAAACCATTGATGACATTATCAACTTAGTTGAAATGCCACTGATGGATTTTTTGCGTGATGACGAAACAGGTCAAAAACCAGAGATGTTGGGTGATGACCTAGACGAGTACGTTGAGTTTCTGATTGAAAACAAATGCGATCAAATAGGTTTGTCAAGTGGATTTCCAAGGTTTGATGCCGTCATTGGTGGTGGTTTACGTCGTAAGTGTGTGGATCTCGTATCCGCAAGGCCCGGAGTGGGCAAGTCTGTCTTTGCAGATAATGTTGCTTTGCATAACGCTCGTATGGGAATACCTGTACTTATGCTCGATACTGAGATGAGCAAAGAGGATCACCTAAACAGGATCTTGTCGAATATTAGCGGCGTTCCAATTGGGGAAATTTCCACAGGTCAATTTGCAGAAAACGACGAAAAGTTAATTGCTGTTCGTAATGCTATGGACGAGATTAGAGACATACCCTACACCTACGTAAGCGTAGCTGGCGCTCCATTCGAGACGATACTAAACACAATTAAAAGATGGATTCTACGTGAAGTTGGTCAAGATGAAAATGGAAAAACTAACGAGTGTTTGGTGGTTTACGACTACCTAAAGTTAATGTCGTCATCCGGCATTACTAACAATATTCAAGAATACCAAGCGTTAGGTTTCCAGATTACAAACCTGCACAACCTTGCGGTCAAATACGATTTTCCGTGCCTATCTTTTGTGCAGCTTAATAGAGATGGTATCACCAAAGAGTCTACAGACGCTGTAAGCGGCTCTGACAGACTAATCTGGCTATGCACATCCTTCTCTATATTTAAATTAAAATCAGCGGAGGAGCTTGCTGAGGACGGACCAAACGCAGGAAACAGAAAAGTAGTCACACTTAAAGCTAGGCATGGGGCTGGACTTATGGATGGTAACTACATAAACATGAATATGGTTGGAGAACATGCACAACTATTAGAATTAAGAACTAGAGACGAAGTTAGATCTTCTCCGGACGGCTATATCATTGAGGGGTCTGACGCACCTTTTGATTTGGAGGAAGAATAATGTCATTAACGGCGAAATTGGTAACAGGGTCAATTATAGCTCTGGGTATTTACGACCTGCTTGCAGTAACAGTCGGCGGTATGCCACTGACAATAAGCAGATTTATGCAAGATTCTGCTCTAGAAGCACCTTTTATATCGTTTTCAGTTGGGTTTACATGTGGTCACATCTTTGGATACATGCCTCCTAAAAAGGAGAAGTAATGTTAGCGACTTGGGCAATTGGAATTTCTACGCTATGTTATTTAGCGTGCGGTATTGATAATATAAGGCAGAAGGATTTTCCCCACGCTTTAGTGTGGTTTTCTTACGCTGCGGCTAATTCAGGATTTCTATGGTATGAATTTACGAAAAACCAAGGGTAAAACATTGGACCTTAACAAGGTCAAAGAATTAATATTTGACGATATTGATCTGCTTTTAGAAAGTTTCGGTTTGGAATATGAGCAGGTAGCGGATAATATATTTATGAAGTGTCCAATACACGAGGGCAGCGATAATCCCCAAGCGCTGTCCATCTCCTTGACTAGACAGGCTTGGAGGTGCTGGACAAGAGGTTGTCACGAACACTACAACACAGACATATGGGGTTTTATAAAGGGGTGTCTCGACACGGATTCATTTTCCGATGTTCTTAGATATGTTTGTAAGTTATACAATGTTGACGGAGCAAAGGTAGACAAAAAGGATAAAGTAGTTCCCGTAGAAAACGCATTCTCCAATATTGTGAAAACAGTTTCAAGCAAGAAGGAGTTGTGCCAAATTCAGCCATCGTTTTGTAACGTGCAGACGCTTAATAGTTCACCCTACTTTGAGAGCAGAGGCTTTAGAAGAGATACATTAGATTTTTTTAGGGTTAAGGATTGCTGTGACAGAACTTCCCCCATGAGATTTAGATCTATAATACCAATTGATTTTTGCGGACATCAGGTTGGATATATAGCGAGATCGACAAGAGACTGGCTTCAGCCAAAGTATTTATTTTCAAACGGCATCAAGAAGACTGATTATCTATATAATTACGACAACGCGCTGTCGAGTGGACAAATAAACAAAAGTCTGTTTTTAGTAGAAGGACAAGGGGACGTTTGGAAGCTTTGGGAGTGTGGTGTAAAGAATGCGGTCGGACTATTCGGCAAAGATATATCTGGCCAGCAGAGAAAATTACTGCTTAAGACTGGGACAACTACACTAATCGTATTGACAGATAATGATCAGGCTGGAAGAGAGTCTAAAATTAAAATAAAGAGAGATATGGGAAGGTTATTTACTCTCCTGTTTCCTAAGATGAGTACAAAGGATTTGGGAAACATGAGCGTTGATATGGTTCATAAAAGCATACTTAACAATCTTAAAGGATATTTTTAATGATAATTGGAATTTCTGGTAGAAAGCAGGCTGGAAAAAATACTACCGCGAATATTCTTCACGGAGTCGTATTGAAAGACAGAGGCCTAATTCAGGACTGGAACATTGGAGGTTCTGGTGAACTAAACATATTGACTAGAGATAGCTCTGGCAATGAAGGTTGGGGAGAGTTTGATATATCGCGAAAAGACGCTGCATTTACAGAGTATGCAGAGCATAGTATGTGGCCATATGTCAAGCTTTATAGCTTTGCTGATGAACTAAAGCATATCTGCATTGAGTTGTTCAACATCCCATTTGAGTGTGTGTACGGAACAGATGAGCAGAAGAATCAAGTGCAAAAGCATCTGCTGTGGGAAAACATGCCGGGAGTAGTAACAGATGAAGATGACTGGAAGGGTCTATGGCAGGAGGAA